ACGATTTTGTTAGTTTATAACCTTTTTCAGAAAAGAAAGAGTATTTAGGGAACGTCAACAGTGCCGTTGTAACTCACTTCAGAATAACCATCATATGTTAGTAAAACAACATAATCTTTACCAGCGTTAGTAACTGTAATACCTACTGCTCCTTTTCCTTTACCTGCCTTATCTATGTCAAAAAATCTTTGGTATCCAGCAGGAGAACTACTACCATCAAATGCATCTTTTTGAAATATCTGAACATTGCGAATACCTGATGTCTTTTCAAGATTAACAATGATGTTACCTGTACCGCCAGGATTTACTTCAAAACCTCGTACATCATCACTTTTATCGCCAGTGGTTGATCCACCTACGTATGTAATTTCTGATCCTGAGTCAACACTGAATGTGTCAAGGGTTCCGTTAATTCTTCTTGTAGCCATGTTTTTTAAGAAATTTGACCTTCAGTCGAGAGCTGAAATTGAATGTCTGCATCTATTCCGTGATCTTTCATAATGCCGTAAAACATTTGCCGATCCAGTGCTTT